AGAAATCATGGTTCGGAATGTTAAAAAGATCCGGCATATGTACGAAATGAATTGAGGCGAAGAAATGACTTATAAAGCGGCACGAAAACTAAAGGTTGGAGAAAAGGTCACATATAGAGGTATTGTTTTTACTGTGGATCAAGTGTCTGAGATACATTTGCTTTCAGGAAGTCTTTTACAAATTACGTTAAGCCGAGGCGAAGATGTCTTGCAATGTTTTACCCCGGATTTATTAGAGCATATTCCGGATATGAAACCAATTACATAGAGAGAAAAGAGGCATAGATGAAAAGGTTTATTCAGGGCGGATTTCATCTCCAAGACGATGTGAATGATATACAGAGGTACGAGCAAGAACATAATGATGCGCTTCAGAAAATTGTTGCGTGGGCAAATGATCTCAATGTTGCCGTCAGATTTGGAACGACAGCCAAAAATGAGTATGTCGCAGAATATGAGGCGAGAGCTAAAACATCTCGTATGTGTAAGGGTATTGTTTCTGAGTTAAAAGCAATGCTAAATGAGCATTGGAATGGCGTTAGAATGACATGGCAGATGGCTGGAGATATCATGGATTGAAGAAAGGCTGAGTTAATGAACAGAAGTCAGAGAAGAAAATTGGATCGTAAGTTGCGTTCCGTTGACGGATATTCTCTTTACAAAAAACTCGTGGAGGAAACTATGAATAGGGCGGCTGACGAGGATATGCTCAAAGACGGAGAGCGAGTAAGGATCAATGTTGAACAGATTACAGGGCGTAGGGAGTTTTTACATCTGAATCCAAAGTATCAGAAATTTATTGCTGATAATGTCGATACCGTGTTCACTGCAAGGGTAAGAAAATATGGGCGTGGGGGATATCCGGCAATAATCGATCTGCAAGAAGATGATACGTGGTCATTTTGGATTGGCGATCTAATTCGAGTCGATAAGGAGTGACAGTACATAAGTCTTGACAAACAAATCCATATCTACAGTTTCGATACCAGTGCGTTTTACACAGACGAAGAAAGAAATCTGGAGATATCAATTAACCAGTTGTGCTTTGAAAAAAACAGGTTAAAATCCGAAAGAGAAATTCTTAGAGAGTATCATTATGGAGGTCTACCGGTAGAAAGGGCGCAGGCAAAATTAAGAAAGCTTTATAAAACCAAGCGAGATGAGATGGTTGAGCTTGGAGATGCTGATAGAATCGGGGATATTGCTGATTCGCTCAAAACTATTAACCAGGATATTAGACGGTTAAAAAATGATCTCGCATATCATTTAAGCAGCCACGATAGTGTTAGGGAGTTAAGGTCGGAATACATTGTTGATAAAAATGTGATTTCTGTCTTTGAATCGATGCTGACAAGAACACTTGGAATGCAGACCGGAAAGCTGTATGACGATTTTATGGTGATTCGTACTTATTATTTTGATGTCATTAAAGACATGATTATGAACGGATACACCTACAACGGTGAACGCTACATTTGTTTCACTGCCTCGGCTGGTCAGATTAGAACGAAGAAGACCGTTTTTATTAAGGAATCTGTTTGGAATCGGTATCAGAAGACGTTAATGTGCGGCCTGACGGTTGACTTAATCAATCAGAAGGGCGGAATCAATATCAATAAGTATTTGGCGTATCTCGCATTGTGTAATAGCGCAACAGATCCATGGAACGAGTTTGATATTCATAAGTCAATTGTTGTTGACGATATGGAGACTATGGTTAATGGCGTTGTAGATTTTATTGACCATAAAACATATCAGATCACGAGAAATAAAATGGATATCCCTATTACGCATACGGATGGGTGTGGGATGGTATTGCCGAAATGCTGCAGTCGCAATACTATGGTCCGACTTCCCTGGGTTAAGGGTCTACTTGCCGTATTCCCGTTTGATAAGTTTATTAGAGAGGCGGATAAAAAGTATCCAGAGGTTAATCACGGCCTGATAACCGATATTTATGGTGTAGAGCATGATGTACTCGCTGAAGATATTCAAATCATTTTTACCAAGAGTCAGTTTAAGATGTATAAGTATTATTCTGATTGGAATGAGTACATAAGGCTGTATTTGAAGTACGGGTGTTCTGCTGGGAAATGCAATGAGGAGGAAGATTATCTTCCAGATGCTAAGCTGAACTATCAGATGCTTCAAACATTGACAGATATTACTCCAGATGAGATAAAGGCTCTCGCATCAAAGTCAATTGAAAAAATAACGAATATTGCTTCTGATCGTGGAACTATGTTGGATGTATTTGGTGCATCGACTCAGTTTAGAAATAAGAATTCATTCCAGGAGTGTTTACAGATTTATCCGGAACTGCTTTCTGATCCGTACACAAAAGAGATGCTCAGGCAGATCAAGAAAAACTTAGTTAAGGAAGCCAAGTCAGCGAAACTCGATTTGTCTGCTAAATATATGTTTTTAATTCCGGATCTATATGCCTTTTGTGAATGGTTATTTTTACACGATAAAAACCCAACCGGTCTTTTGAAGAATGGAGAGGTGTCTTGCTATATATATCGAAAGACTGAAAAACTGGATTGTCTGAGGTCTCCGCATTTATATAGAGAACACGCAGTAAGAAAAAATGTTGTAAACTCGGATACGAAGAAGTGGTATTCTCCGAATGCAATCTATACGAGCTGTCATGATCTGATTTCTAAGATCCTACAATTTGATTGTGATGGAGATAAGAGTCTTGTTTGTGAAGATCCGTTACTTGTTGGGATTGCAGAACGTAATATGATTGGAATTGTGCCATTGTATTATGAAATGGCGAAGGCTGGTGCCGTAGTTATAACTCCAAGCGAAATATTTAATGGTTTGCGGGCTGCATGGACTGGCGGAAATATCGGAGTGATTAGTAATGATATTACGAAGATATGGAATAGTGAAGATCCTGATTTGGATCTTATTAAAATCCTTTGTGCAGAAAACAATTTTGTTATTGACTATGCAAAAACCTTATATAAACCTGTCAGACCAGACGATATCAATGCGAGGTTGACGAGAATAACAGGCGCAAAAGCACCGCATTTCTTTGTTTACGCAAAAAACAAAAGCGATAGTATGGTACAGAGGTCGAATATGAGCGCTGTAAATCAGTTAGACGCTTTAATTCCGAATAAACGGATGAATTTTTCCGCAAAGAACATTGGGAAATTTGATTATCGCTATATGCTTTCAAGCTACGACAAGAAGGTTGCGGTATATCCTGATGTCGTTGATGTGTATGACGCTGTGGAAAAGAAATATCGTTTTGCAATCAATTATTATGATGACGAAGCGAATTTTTCTTATATAAGAGATGTTATATTAGAGCAAATGAATACCCTCCATCATAGTATGGTAGATATTTGCGATATGCTTGTGAAGCATTTGTTTTTCAAAAAGCAGAGTAAGCGAAAGTCTGTGTTCTGGTTATGCTTTGGAGACATGGTGCTCTGCAATCTTCGGAATAATGTTCCTGATAATTCTATTCAGTGTAAAAAATGTGGAGTTCGGTTCATACCTACTGGGTATAATCAGAGAGTGTGTACGAGGTGTTCGGAATACAAGCGTGTCGGGAAGAAAATTGTTGGGTGCGTTGATTGCGGAAGAACATTTAGCGTAGATTCAAGAAACACAAAGAAGAAAAGATGCGACAAGTGTCAAAAGGAATATAGGAAGCATTATAAGTTGTTATGGGATAAAGAAAATAGATAATAATACGACTTTTGTTTTCAAAAATGTTTGGGATGCAAAATATCGTTAAACAACGGGTGTTTTGAATCATCATTTTGTTCAAATTGTGCAACTTGGAAATAAATATTCTCGTTAAACAACGGGTGTTTCTATAATAAATGGATAAATTGCTTTAAGGGAAGAAAATCCGTTTTTATGAAAATAATCGGTATCTCCTCCCGCCCATATATAAGCTGCGGGACAATCGTCCCGCAGCCTTGGGTATCTTTATAAAAAGGAATGAAGTCAATAAATGATTCCAGTAACAAAAGACGAAGCACGTGTATTACGGGAATTGTATCCTGGCTACACGGTAGTTAGAACAATGGTACAGCGTTCAAAGAGACACCGTTATTATGCAACCGAAGAAGAGGGCATGATGAGGGCTATTGCAGATACAAACGCAAGAGCTGCTAAGATCGTAGCACGGATTGACCGTGAACGAGAATTAAAGAAGAAGCGACTAAACAAACAGTCTCAAAGATAGTATGGCAGATCTTACACGCAATGAGACGTTTACCAATGCAATAATCGACGCAAGGGATATGACAATTACTGAGTATAACAACGATTCAGTTCGTTGTTATAGCATCAGAGAGCTGTTAAATAGATGGGATGGCGTAGTTGGAATTACTCTGACGATTCAAAGGAGCATCCCTTTACCACCAGATGGGAGGGACGACTTTGAATTCAAAATATGAGAAACTTGAAAATGAGAATGATTACGAGTATGGCCTACGCCTAATTGAAATTAAGGTTGAGCAGAATCCAATAGATCTTGAATGGTCTGATATTGTTGATCTGCTTGGCTTAAACATCCATTATGACAGCTTACGTAAGGCAGCAAATGTTACACCATATTCCGGATATAATGTGATGAAGTATTATAAAGAAAAGCACGCAACGGAGAATGCCGAAAGTTCTTACTTAGATGAATTGGATGAAAAGGTGCTTGAGTTCAAAAAAGAGCGTCAGCGCTTTTTCGATCAAAGAAACGCATTAAACAAAGTAGTGCGGGATATGGCTCGCAAGGATGAGAACAATGAGATAATTCAAAAGGCAATCCTAAATGGTGTGTTTCCTCGCTTAGTTTATACTAAGTGTGACATTCAACCGTCAGAGCGAGACCTGCTTGTCAGCTTAAATGACTTGCATTTTGGCGCATATGTAGATAACTATTGGAACTATTATAATTCCGATGTATGTCGTCAAATGCTGCAGGACTATATTGTTCAAATTGTTGAGCTTGCCGAACTTGTTCATGCTGAAAATTGTTATGTGTGGGCCAATGGAGATATGATAAGTGGGAATATTCATAAATCTATTGCTGTTTCCAATCGTGAAAATGTGATTCAGCAGGTTGTTGGTGTTTCTGAACTTATTGCGGAGTTTTTGGCAGAATTGAGTAATCATTTTCGCAATGTTTACTTCGCATCGGTTGCAGGAAATCATTCTCGTATCGAAGAAAAAGATCTTGCATCTCAACACGAGCGGTTGGATGATCTGATTGAGTGGTATCTAAAGGCGAGACTACAAAATTTTGACAATGTTGTGTTTGACCATTATAAGAAGATTGATGATACGATGTATCTATTAAATATTCGAGGGAAGACATATCTTGGCGTGCATGGTGACTATGATGGATCGGCAAGTAAGGTTCAATCTTTACAGACTATGGCGAGAGAGCCAGTGTATGCGATCCTTTCCGGGCACCTTCATCACAATAAAACGGATAACGTTCAGGGAGTCAAGACCGTAATGGCAGGTAGCTTTCTTGGAATGGATGACTATTGTGTTGGGAAGCGTATATACGGAGGGCAGGAACAGATGATATGCGTTTGTACTAATGAAGGTATAAAGGCATATTGCCCTGTCGATTTTGACGCAAAAGCCTATCGCCCGCAAAGGAGCGATTATATAGCATGAAAATCAACAAGAGCGATTTAATTGATATTCTCGCTGAGAATAAAGGGTATAAGAAATATGCAATTAAAATAGCAATTGATGATATTTTTGAGGAAATAGAGGCTGCGCTAAAGCGCGGGGATGCTGTTGCAATTCGCGGATTTGGCGCATTTGATGTAAAGGAATTCAAGTCTCATCCCGCAGTTCATCCGGAGACTGGGGAGAGGTTTATTGTTCCAAGCTATAAAAACGTAGTGTTTCGCCCAGGTGAGGAGCTGACGCGGGCAGTACGAGAATGATTACTTGGCCGAGGAGATTTCTCCTCGGCCTTTCTTTTAATTTGGCTGAGTAGAGAAGGAGGTTTTCTTGCCTGCCTCATAAGCAGGAGACATTGGTTCGAGTCCAATCTTAGCCGCCATTATAAAATAATAAGGAGGTAACAACGATGAGTGCAGCAGATGTCGTAACTGTGGCAAGAAGTCAAATAGGATATCTGGAGAAAGCGACTAACTATAATCTGGATAATTTTACGGCGAATGCCGGATCAAATAACTACACCAAATATGGCCTGTGGGCCGGATGCAACGGCCAGCCCTGGTGCGACGCCTTTGTGAGCTGGTGCGCCCAGCAAGCAGGGGAGAGCGCCGCTGTTGGCAAGTATGTGTACTGTCCCTCCCGCGTTGCGTTCTTCAAGGCCAGAGGCCAGTGG